TGCCGCGCTCCGCAACTCACGCAGCCGCCCTCTCTGGATCTTCTTCTTCGCCCTCGACATGGCGATGCTGGCGAAGATCCAGAGCGTTGGGGACTTCCTGTACGAGACCACCGGCGTAGACGACGTCGCCGTCCTGACCAAACACATCTTCGGGATCGCTGCCGTCGCCGGACTCCTGCGCTGGGTCACCAACGTCGTACCCGGCCGCATGGACGGCAGACGCGAGCCCCGCTACCGGATGGTCATCAGCAGCAACCCCCGGCGCATCGTGAGCTGGCTCTTCGTCGTCGCGGTGGTCGCCCTCTTTCCGATGGCACAGCGGCGTACCGGCAACCAAGAGGACTCGGACTTCATCTTCGTCCAGGCCGGGCACTTCTGGGGCAGTCTGCAGATGCTGCTCTTCTACGCCTACCTGGTCTTCGGCCTGGTCTGCGCCTCCCTGACCTGTTCCGCCACGGCGCGCGAGCCGTCAGCCAAGGGCGCCTTCAAGTACGGCATGCAGGTCATGTCGCTGGGCTGCTCCTGTGGCTCGTTCTACGGCATCCTGCGCTCTGGCTACCTGATCGTCCGCCTCTTCAACAAACCGTTCCTCGGCGGCGACCAGTTCGTGAACGTCACCTCCGACTTCGCCCTCGTCAGCGCAGTCCTCCTCATCGTCGGAGGCGCGGCGGCCCCGAAGCTGGAGCGCATAGACCACCTCATCAAGGCCCACGCCGCCATCAACGACCTGCGCCCGCTGTGGCTCACCCTGACCCGGGCAGTCCCCGAGGTGATCTACGACGACCAGGTCCCCCACCGCCGTCCCACCCGCACCCGCGATCTTCTGGACCGCCTGTACGACTTCTGGAACTGGAAGCACCTCGACCTGCGCCTGCGTAAGCGGATCCAGGAGATCCACGACGCCTCTCTCCACCTCGCCCCCTACGTGCCCACCGACCTGCGCGGGCGCGCCGAGACGGTCACTCGCGAACTTGGCCTGCCTTCGTACGTGGTGACCGCCTACCTCCTCCACACCGCCATCCGGCGCAAGAAGGATCACGAGGAGCCCTGCAGTGGTCAGTGCGAGTGCGAGGTCATCCTGCAGGCGACGGAGGACCTGTTCACCAGCACCTCGAAGCTGCTGCCGGTCGGGCACGCCATGCAGAACCCGCTTCAGATGGGCCTGATCAACCGGCGATTCACAGCGGCCGTGCACGCATAACGCCGTTGAGCCGCCTTTCAACGGAAAGACGGCTCAACGGTTTTCAGTTTTTTCATCCAGTGAGCAGCATCTGCAGGGCCGCCGTCGTCTCCTCCGGAGTCAGCGGCTGGCCCGAAGCGATCTTCTCCCGCAGCTGCGCCTGCGTCTTCTGCTCGTCCGTCATGCCGTAGTACGGGTCCGGCCTGTGCGTGGCCAGCACCTGCTTCACGGCCGCCAGGTCCGCCGAGGACGGCGTGACGTACAGCGTGATCGGGGTCTGCGCGCCGACCGGGACCGGCTCGCCCTCGTCGTCGAGCGGGAAGAAGGCCGCGAGCCGGACGTCCGGGCCGAGCGCCTCGGTGACCTCGTCCTGCAGCTGGCCGATCTGCAGGTCACGGGGCCAGGTGAAGCGCTGGCTGTCTCCTCGGAAGGGGCACTTCGGGTCGCTGCCGTCGGCCGCCGTCTCAGCGGGGATCGGCTCGGCCACGTCGTCCATCAGTCCAGCCATGTGGTGTCATCCTCCTGTGCCGCCAGGACGTGCTCCAGGTCGGCGTAGTGGGTCCCCTTGATGTCCAGGCGGTCGAGGTTCGCCGCCCGCACCCCCTCACCCTCGTTGATCAGCGCCTGCTGCTCAGCGAGAGAGAAGTCCTTCAGCGCCTGCCGCTTGAGGCCCGCCGTCATCGACGGCGTCAGGTCCGACGCCTCATCCGTCGGCACCGCCCCGTCCGTCGAGGGCAGCGCACCCTCCGGCTCGTCGTGCAGCTCCGCCTCCGTGCCGCCGGGCTCGAACAGCGCCGCCTCCAGACCCCCGTGGGCGTACGACTGCAGCGGCAGCTGCCGGTTCCAGCCCGCCGGGTCCCCGCCCGCGAGCGGTCCGGCCGACGCCGGGTTCTCCCAGGGCCTCTTCGGCGCCGTGGCTCCCGGCGCCTTGGGCAGCAGGTACGACGTCCCCGACGGCTCCCCGAACGGCGCGTCGGCATTGGCCAGCGGCCGGATGCCCGCCACGCTCAAGGCCAGCAGCAGCTCCTCCTGGTCCTCACCGGCGACCACGGTCGCACGGGCGACGACCGACATGGGCGCCTGCTGCAGGGAAGCGTGAGCGGCATGGCCGCCGGGAAAGTCGTGACGCTGGTGCTCCCAGAGGTGGTCGAAGAGGCCGTCGCCCTTGAACGTCCGGAAGTCCTCGTCGGGCGTGTTCATGTTCTTCCAAGAGACGCCCTTGAGGTGCACCCCGGCCCCAGGGTGGAGCGGGATCTCACTCTCGCCGTGGTCGTGGTAGCCGTAGATCATTCCGTCGGACTGGTCCGGGTCCTCGTCGATCGCGTGCCGGTCAGGCTTCTCCGCGTGGAAGACGACCGACGTGGGGTGAGTGCCGTGCCGGTTCGGGCGATCGTCCATCTCGCCGAAGGACTCGGCCACGCCGTGGTTGTCCGTCCAGTGGCGTCCCAGGCCCTCACTGCCCCGGGCCAGGTCGCTGTGCGGGAGTGACTTCATCAGGTGCTGGGCGCGCTCGTGCATCGGGCGGGACTCGTCGTGGACGATCGCGTGATCCTCGGGGCGCAGATGGACGTTGACGCCCCGGTGGATATCGCCAAGACCTTCGTGGATGCTGTCCCACTCGTTCGACTTCCGCTGCTTCTCCGCAAAGTAGTCGTGGTCGCCGTGTTCTTCGGCGTCCATGTCCCACATGGACGGCTCGGGGGCGTCCCACGAGGAGAGCTTGCGAGCGGTCGCCGGGGCGAGCCGGTTGGTGTCGGCGTCGATGTCGTAGCGGACGACGACATGGCGGGGTACCCAGGTGGGCTTGTGCTCGTCGGCGTTGACGTCGCGGCCGAACATGCCCCTCGACTGGGCCTCGTACTGCAGGGCCAGCGCGTGGGAGCACATGCGCCCGGCGAACCGGCTGAAGTCGTCGTCGGCGCCCCAGTGGTAGGCGCCCCACTTGCAGCCGCAGGACCAAGAGTGCGCGGCCACCTTGCCCGGCATGCGCTGCAGGCCGGTCTCGTAGACGTGGTGGTCGCCCTTGACCTCGGCGTAGACCAGGCCGTCGGAGGCGAGGGTGACGCGCAGGCGGCCCTCGGAGCGGATCCGCTTGGCCTTGGCCACCACGTCGCGCCAGGCGGCCGTGATGTGGAAGCGGAAGTCGGTGTCAGCGGCGGCCGTCACGACCAGGTCGGAGAAGAGGGCGGACGCCTTCTTGGCCCACGGCGGCGCGTCGTCGTCGCCGTCGCTGGAGTCGTAGTCATCCTTGTCGTCGGAGTCGTCGTCCGAGTCCTTGGAGTCGTTTTCTCCGGAGTCGTCGTCGTTCTCCGAGTCGTCCGAATCCGGCTCGTCGCTGTCGCTGTCGGCAAAGGGGTTCTTGCCCGCCGTGACGAACTGGCGGGCCGGGTCCGGGCGCTCGACGAGGATCTGGGACAGCTCCGGGTAGTCGACGGCCGCCGTCTGCTCCATGGCCTCGGCGGTGATCGGCGCCGGGCTGAGCTGGGAGGCCGTGTACCGGCCGCCACCCAGACCTCGGTCCAGCACGACCTCGTACTCCTCGGAGCCGGGGAAGGGGCCGTCCTCGACGTGCTTGACGACGCCGGTGACACCGTCGATCGTCTGTACCCGCTGCTCGGGCTTGTACTCCCAGTAGTCCTCGGAGCGCACCGCGAGACGCTGCACGCCCAGGGTCTGGTGCTCCAGGCGCTCGCTGCGCTCGAACTTGCCGCCCACCGGCGCCTCCCTCAACGACCGAAACCCTTCAGCCCTTGGGGGTCGCTGCCGGTGGGGCGACAGCAAGGGGCGTTCAGTGGAAGACGGCGAACAGGGAGATGGCGGCGATGATCAGGGAGATGCCTGGGATGATGCCCTTGTAGAGGAAGTCGCGGCGGCCTTGCTGGCGGGAGCGCTCCTCTTCGGACGCTTCCTCCTCCAGCTTCTTCACCGCCTCTTCCAGGTGGTCGACGCGCTGCTGCAGGAGACGCTTTTCTGCTTCGAAGTGATCGCGGGTAACGAAGCCGTCCAGGCGCTTCTTGACGTCGTTCAGCTCCTGCTTGATCTGCCCGTATGTCAGGTTGACGCGTTCGCGAGTGTTGTCCGAGTCACGCTCGATCAGCCGCCACAGCTCCCCGATGCTCTGGGGTTCGGTCGTCATGGGCGCAACTCCTAGGTGGGGGTGGGTCCTCACCCCTTGGCGGCAGCGCTCAGTGGTCCAGACAGGGCGAAGGCCCGGATTGCGGACGATCACAATCCGGGCCTTCACTGTGGGTGTTACTTCTTGCGCAGACCGTTGGCGACCTCGAAGGCGTACTGCCAGGTCTTCGGGCCGCACAGGCCGTCGGCCGGGCCGAGCGCCGACAGGTAGTGCTGCTGCAGTGCCTTGACCTTCTTCAGGTCGATGGATGACATCGTCTCGGACGGGCCGACGACGTACTCCGGGCCCCAGTTGCCCTTGTCGAGCCACTTCTGCAGCTGCAGGGCGTACTTGTTCCTTGCGCCGAGCCTGAAGTACTCACGGCCGGGGAAGGCCGGGCACTTCGGGGTGCTCGGGGTCGGCTTGCCCGGCGCGGGCGGAGTCGGCGGCTTGGCGACGACCGGGGCCGACCAGCGCCAGGAGGCGACCGCCTTGCCTCCGCGCGGGTCGGCAGGGTCGGCCGTGGGCGGGCAGACGCCGTCGGGGAAGTGCGGGGCGAAGTAGCCGACGACCTTGGTGGCGCGGCGGGCGGTGACGTGGGACCAGACGCCGTTGCCCTGCCCGTTGTCCTCGGACCCGGTCTGGATCGAGTTGCCGCCCTTGGTGTACACCCACGTCTCGTCGAAGCCGACCACCAGCTCCGTGTGGCCGCCGTTGGAGAAGTTGACCCAGGCGCCGACGCTCGGGTACTCGCTCCACTGGCCCTTCTGCTTGGCCCAGGCGGTCATGCCCGCGACGGACGCCGTCTTGGGGACGATCGCGTCGAGCTGGACGTCGTGGTACATGTCCCAGTCGAAGATCGCGCACCAGGCGACCCCGTCCCACCCATACTCCTTGCCGAAGATGGTGTGGTTGTCCCAGCCGTCGCGGCTGTTCCAGGTCTCGTAGATCTTCTCGGGTATGGACTGGACGTGGTCGACGAGGCGGCGCCAGTCGGGGGTTGTCTCGGTCACGGGTTCCTCCCGGAGGGTGGTGAGATCTCACCCCTTGGGCCGGAACCCGCGACCGAGACAGCAATCAGTGGCTGTGAGGTACCTGCAGGGCCCGCCAGATGGTCTCATTGGGCACGCCGGTGTACGCGCCGCCCGGAGAGCCGCACGTCACGTGCCAGTTGCCCCACGCGGTGAGGTCGCCGGAGCCGATGTCGGCGGTCGGGGTGTAGCTGCCTGCGCCGACCGCGACCAGGCGCTGGGCTGCAGCCAGGACGAGCGGTGACGTCCGGCCGATGTCGAACCAGTCGGCGCCCGGGTATGGCGCGTAGGCCGCCGCCGTGCCGGAGGACGTCTTGAGCAGGGTGCCGTCGTCGACCCAGCCCGGGTCGGCGGTCACCATCGGGCTGCAGTACTTCGGGTAGCCGTAGCCGTAGACGTTGGTGTCGGAGCGGTTGCGCACCCGCAGGTAGACGCCGTCGCCCTCGGCCGCACCAGTGGTGTTTGAATTGCCTTCTATCGTCCAGATCTGAGTGGAGTTGTAGGCGTACACCAGACCGGTGTGGTCACCGCCGTTGGTGCCCAGCATGACCTGCGCGCCGACCGCCGGGTACCAGCTCCACCGGTTCCAGGACTGGTAGGTGTTGATGACCTGCAGGCAGTCGGGGCTGTTGGGGATGATGCCGACATCACCGGCCCGGTAGGCCAGCCACAGCAGGAAGATGACGCACCAGGACTGGCCGTCGTACCCGGCCATCCCGGGCGTCTCCTTGGCGTACTTGTTCAGGTTCGACCAGGTGTTGGAGACATAGTCCTCCTGGTACTTGATGGCGGCTTCCTGCTGCCCGAGTTCGAACAGCGTCTGGGGCGCGATTGCGGCTACCACGGGGGCTCCAGGGGTCAGGACGGGTCGAGGATGCGCCAGCCGACCGTCGAGGTGTCGCTGGCCGACGTTGAGGTGACGGCGAACGAGGTGCCCGCCGTCCGCGCGGAGACGTACGGGGTGCCGACCGTGCCGCCCGGGGCCTGGGTGGTCAGCATGACGACGCTGCCCGCCCCGATCGCCGTGGTGTTCACGGTGGCCGTGCCGCCGACGAGGACGACCGTGCCCATACGGGCGCCAGTGCCGGTCGCGGGCACCACGGTGCGCCCGGCCAGCGTGACGGAGCCGTCGCCCTGGCCGAGGAGGTTGACGGTGCCGTTCAGGGCGTTCGGCTTGACCGCGATCAGGCCCAGCGCGGTGCCGTACGTGCCCGCGTCCGCCCTGAGGCAGGTGGTGGCGCCCGAGCCGGGCGACGCCTCCACGATGCCGCTGAGGATCGCGCCGGAGGTCGCGTTGGTGAGCCAGACGCTCGTACCGTCGGACGCCTCGGTGTAGAAGCCGTTGACGACCGTGCCGTTGCCGCCGTAGATGATCAGGCCGGTGGTGCACTGCTCGGCGCCGGAGCCGGTGATGTTGACGGCCAGGCAGTTGTCCAGCCGGTACCCGGCCGGAGTGTTGGAGGCGGAGCAGGCATTCAGGGTCGTGTAGGCCATGCCGTCGAGCCAGAAGCCGCCGGTGACGTTGCCTTCGGCGGAGCACGAGATCAGCGACGTCGAGGTACCGCCCAGGACGGTGTCCTGCGGAGAGCGCAGGTGGAAGCCGAGGCCGCCACAGGTCCGCACCCGCACGCGGTGCAGCGTGCTGGAAGCCAGCTCGTGGCAGAAGACACCGTCGCCGCCAAAGCTCTGGATGAGCATGTCCCGCAGGCTGATGTTCGCGGTCGACGGCGCGGAGAAGCGGGTGAAGCGCACGCCGGAGCCGTAGCCGCGCCCGGGGCCGGACAGCTGCAGCGCCTGCAGGGTGACGCCGCTGATGTCGGTGCCGGTGATGCAGTCCAGGGTCTGGTTGGTCGACTGCAGGATGGACACGCGGGCGCCCGCGCCGATCGCGTTGACGCCGCTGGCCCAGGTGAGCGCGGCGTTCAGGATGTAGCGGCCCGCCGGGAAGTACAGCGTGCCACCCCCGGCCGCGCTGGCGGCGTTGATGGCGGCCTGGATCGCCGGGGCGTCGTCGGTGACGCCGTCGCCCTTGGCGTTGTACTTCTTGACGTTCAGCCAGTCCACCGCGAGCGAGGGCCGCGTCGCGCGCACCGGCGCAGTGGTTGGGCCGGTCGCCGTGGTGACGGTGGCGCCGATCGTGACGGCCGTGTTGGTGCCGTCGTCGTACAGGCCCTGCGCGTCGGCGTGGAGGTAGGCGATGTCGAGCTGGACGTTGGAGGCGCCGGACAGGCGGACGCCGTACTGGGGTGAGTTGGTGCCGCTGCCGTTGTCGTCCACGCCCGGGTAGCAGGTCAGTCCGCTGACTACGACCGGCATGGTGGAGCCGACCAGGGACAGGCCCGCGTAGTTCGCGCCGCCGGAGCCGCCGTTGCGGCCGTCGCGGCGGGTGACCAGCTCTCCGATGGTCAGCGGGCCGTTGCCGGTGGCGTCCACGCGCACGCCGTCCCAGCCGTTGCGGTCCGTGCTGCAGGCGGACATGACGGCGCCGCCGGAGCCCGCGCCGTTGCCCCAGGAGCCGGTGATGTAGTAGCCGTAGTTGCCGTTCCACTCCGAGCGGCAGCCCAGGAGGGTGGAGTTGGCGATGTTGTTGAGGATGAAGCCGGTCGCCCAGCAGCCGATGACCTGGCAGTCGTCCAGGGTGATGTCGGTCATGCGGTTGAGCAGCATGCCGTTGCCACGGCAGTTGTCGACCATGACCGAGTGCAGACGCCAGGAGTACGGGAAGACGTTGCTGACCCCGGCGGTGACGATGCCGTTGTTGGACATCTTCCGGATCGTCACGTTGCGCATGACGAGGTTCTGGACGTTCCCTGCGGCGTAGATGCCGTCGACCGGCTTGGTGCCGTCCAGCGTCGAGCCGTCGAGCATGATGTCCTGCAGCCGGTGCTCGGCCGCCAGACTGGAGTAGCCGCCGGTGGTCTGGTCCTGGTAGGTCAGCAGCGCGGTGCCCGTGAAGGAGGCCAGCGGCTGGATGTAGGACGGCGGGTCGGTCAGGCCCGGTCCGGACATCAGGCTGGCGTGCACGCCCTGCAGGACCACGCCCGGCTTCGGCTTCAGGGTGGCCGAGGTGCGGTAGACACCCGCCGGGAAGTAGACGATGCCGCCGGAGGGGCAGGCGTCGATCGCGGCCTGGATCGCGGCCCGGTCGTCGGTGGCGCCGTCGCCCTTGGCGCCGTAGAGCTTGTCCTTGACGTTGTACCAGGCCAGCGCGGAGCCGCCGAGCTGGGCCACGGTGGCGTAGTCCTGCGGGTTCACGCCGTCGGCCGCGCCGGTGATGCGCTGGCCGTTCAGGGGGATGCTGGCCGTCGGCAGTCCCACCTGGTGCAGCAGCGGCATCTGGTGGACGTGCTGGGCGTCGGCCGCCTTGCCGCTGGCCCCGGCCGCCCGGGTACCCAGGGCCTGGATATCGGTGTTGTCACCGCTGATCGGCGTGGCGCTCCCGCCGCCGGTGCCAAGGTTGGCAGGCAGCTGGTCCAGGGGGACGCGGCCGGAGCCGTCCAGGCCCGCGTACCCGTTGGGCAGGCCACGCGTGTTGACGGGCTGGAAGAAGATGCCCGGCGCGAGGGCCTCGGCCAGCCGGGGCGCGGTGGCCAGGTCGACCGTCCCGCCGTCGTACGGCACGGCGATGAAGTAGGTGGCCGTGGCCAGCCCGGACAGCGTCTCGGTCACCTCGTAGGTGCCGCCGCCCACCGGAAGCGTGTCGGGGTCGTTGGTGGCCTGGACGCTCAGGGATATCTTCCCCAGGGAGTCGAGCGTGGCCGTGTACGGCCGCCGGTCGGCGATCTCCCCGCTGTTGGTGAGCACGCCGACGAGCTGCAGCCGAACCGTTCCACTGCGGGGATTGCCCGAGCCGTCCGTGTAGGTCCGCGTGACAGGAACCAGCGTGAATGTCATACCTGCAGCTCCATGTTGATGTCGGCCTCCGTGATGTGGCGGCGCATGCCGAGGTGGCGCGGACCCTGGTAAAGGCCGACGGCCTGCTTGCGCTCGATCGCCTCGGGGACCGGAACCTCGGCGTCGTCCTCGACGACCGGCTTGACCGGCACCTTGACCTTGGGCTGGTGCTCGTCGGCCAGGGCCTTCATCCGCTCGTGGTTCTGGAACAGACCCACCACGTCGTCCAGGCGCGGCCGGGGGTACGGGATCAGCGAGGACTGCTTGGGCATGTCACCGCGCGCCTCGTCGGACTCGTCGGGGCGCTGCTCTGCGCCGCCCTGGCTGCCGTCGACCGGCTCCGGCTCCATGCCGGGCTCGGCGACCCCGCCGTCCGGCGGCGTCGAGGTCAGGTCCTGCATGGTCGGCGCGAGCGTGGGCTGCGTGGTGACCGGGTCCATGCCGAGGATCGGGATCCGCGACGGCGCGGTCGGCATCGCACTGGGGTCCTGGGACTCGTCCAGGGCGCGCGGCTCGAAGTCGGAGCGCAGGTCCTGGCCGATGGGCAGGCCCTTGTCCTTGAGCGCGACATAGATGGCCTTGCGGGTCTCCTGCTCGGCCACCGCCATCTCGACGGCCTCGTCGCGCGACTTCTCGATCTCCTCGTCGAAGTCGATGTTGATGTTGTGCAGCCGGGTCTTCATGCTGATCGGCACCCCGGCCTCGCGCAGGGCCTCGAAGAACTCGTTCTGCGCGGCCTCGTCCTGCAAGCTCATGGTCTTGAACTGCAGGTCGGGGATCAGCAGCTTCGGCTGCTCGACGATCCGGCCCTCGCCGGTCTCCTCGTCGATCTCGTAGATCTCCTCCATCTTCACGTACCGCTTGCCGTTGCGCTCTTCGTAGTCGAAGTGCTCCTGGGCCTCGGCGACGACGAGGGCCCGCTGGCGGTAGTGGGAGGAGATGAGGTTCTGGTAGTTGGTCAGCATCTGCGTGACCAGGTCGCGGTTGAGGGCGTCGGCCGCGTACGTCTCACCGGAGGACGCACCGGCGAGCATGGTCTTGGACAGGCCGAAGGTCTGCAGGACCCGGCCCTCGATCCGGTCGAAGTCGCCGGTCAGGTCGGGGATGTCCTCCTTGCCCAGCACCGACTCCATCTGGACCGCGAAGTGGGTCATGATGATGCGGAAGTCGCCCGCGAGGGCCGCGTCCACGGCCTCCTCGAAGTCGGCGAGGTCGTCCATGGTCGGGATCCACGGCACGTTCGTGCCGAGGTCGGACGCAGACGCGCCGAGCTTGGCGTGGATGAGCGGGGTGTACAGCCTGTCGGCGATGGAGTCGACGGCCGCGTTCAACATCTCTTCCTGCATGAGCGAACGCATCGCTCTGTACAGCAGCGGGATGCCCCGGGGGTTGAACGTGTCCGCCTCGAACTTGATCTGCCGCAGCAGGATGTTCGACACCGGCATGAGGGCGTTGTCGTCGGAGTAGTACGTCAGCTCCGGGTACGCCGTGATGAGCTTCTCGTACTCCCAGGCGGGCTGCCGGGTGCGGATCAGCTCCTTCATGCTCTGCGGGAGCCGGATCAGGAACCGGGGCTCGCGCAGGAACGGGCTCGGCTGCACCTCGACGTCGTCGGGGTTCAGCAGCTCCTCGTCGTCCCAGACACCGAGGTCCTCGTTGAAGGTGCCCAGCGGCCACGCCTCGCCGGTGGTCCAGTACTCCCGGCCCATCTTGACCAGGAACTTCTGGTAGTCCAGGCCGTCCTCGGAGAGGAAGTGGTCCGTGTAGAACTCCGTGAGCCGCTCGTCCTTGCACGTCATCTTCAGCCCGAGCAGCGGGTACTTCGAGTAGATGTCGACGCAGGAGCCGACCAGCGGATGCGAGATGTAAAGAAGTCGGCAGTACGCCCGCATCTTCTGCATCTGCGCCGGGTCGTCGAACTGGAACGGGAGGTTGTTTTGTCTCCAATAAAACAGCGGGTCGCGCGGCCTGACCGTGGCGAAGTCCACCGAAGGACCGCCCGCACCGCCGCCGGTGAAGCCCGCCGCTGCCGTCTTCCGTTGGGCGACGCGCCGGTTGGCGCGCATCTCGGCCTCTTCGCCCGACTCGCTCGGCCGCGAGGAAAAGCGGCGGAACAAGCGGTCGATCCGTGACTGCTCGCCGTCGTAGTTCGGCTGGGCTCCGCCCCGCTGGCTTGCCATGAATCCTCCTGTGGTGGCTCACCCCTTGGGGGTGGGCGAGCCGCCACAGACAGGGCCGATCAGGAGGAGGGGGTCTTCCGCCGCGTCTTCTTCACCGGCTCCGCCGGGGCTGCGTCGGCGTACCCGTATGACTGCAGCTGGGCCGCGCGGGCTTCCTGGCCTTCAGGCAGCTCCAGCACCTCACCGGAGGCGTAGACGACGCCGTCCAGCTCCAGCGTCACCAGGGCGCGCAGGGAGATCACTGCTGGCCTCCCAGGAGCCCGGCGAGGTAGTCGACGTACGCGGCCCGCCCGAGCGTCCGGCCGCCGGACGCTCGGTAGACGGACTCCTTCTTCCCGAACGGCGGCCCGCCGCCGGAGTCCTTGTCGCCGCCACCGGAGCCGTCCGAGCCGCCGCTGTCGGAGCCCGAGTCGCTTGAGTCGCTGCCTCCGCCGAACGGAGGCGCACCACCGCCGTCCTCGGCCCCGTCCGCGCCTTCAGCGCCCGGCGGCATCGCGTTCGGGTCGTTGGGGTCACCGCCCGGCGGCATCCCGGGCATGGTCGGAGGCGGCATCCCGGGGATCTGCATCGGCATTCCGTCGATCGTCTGAGGGAACGCCGAGTACATCGGCTGCACCCTGACCAGGAACGACTGATTGCAGAACGAGCACTCCGTGTTGCCGTCCGAGCGGCCGATGACCTGCCCCGATCCGCAGAACGGGCAGTGCGCGATCGTGATCCCGTCGCCGGACTGATGCGCCACCACTACGCGCAGCGTCATACCGCTCACCTCCACCCCCTACAGGTGGAGCGACGCCCCCGGACAGCACAACGCCCCTCCTGACGTCTAGGCAGGAGGGGCGAGTAGCCCGCGCGTGTGGATGCCGAATCGCGACAGGCTGGTGGCCATGGGGCCTTCGGCTACGGTACCGGTTCCGGGACGGGCCGGGGGCCGGTTCCGTCGTACGGGAGAGCCAGTCCGGCGTCGATCAGCGCCTGGCCCAGGTCCTCGGTGCCGGACAGGACCGTCGCGAGGTAGCGACCGTACTTCTCCCGCTTGTCCTTCTGGGTCCGGACGGTGAGCACCGGCCCATGTTTCTGGACCCAGTCCCGGACGAAGGCGGTGGCCTTGTCGCCGAGTTCGGTGCCGTGCTCGGCGGCGTTGATGCCGAGGAGGCGCGCCCGCTGCCGGGTGAGCACTCCGAACCCGAGGTCGAGCTGCAGGTCCAGGGTGTCGCCGTCGACCACCTTCTCCACGGTGGCCTGGTAGATGAACACCTACTGACCTCCGAAGATGATGTGCGGGATGAACCAGGCCGTCAGGCCCAGCCAGGCGATGACGAAGGCCGCCTTGCCGGGCCGGGTGCTGGTGTGGAACCAGGTCCGAACCCGCTCGGAGAGCGTGTCGCCCAGCTTGCCGTTGAAGACGCCGTACATCTCGTAGGCGAACGCGGTGCCGAGGATGGCTCCCCAGGTGAGGTTCGGGTCCATCGCTGCTCCTACTCGAACAGGCTGTGCTGGAGGCTGGCCCGGTGGGAGAAGGCGTGCTCGGCCGGGTCGGTCGGCAGCGACTGCTGGCCACCGGCGGGCGCGCCGCTGTCGGGGTGGGAGAAGTCGGTCACCACCGACCGCACCGGCGGCTCACCCGTCCCGCGCTCGCCCGGCTCCGCGTGGGAGAACGGCAGCCTGGAAGGGGTGTGCCCCAGTTCGTCCAGGCTGTGCTCCATGTCGTCGGTCCTCCGGTCGTGCGCCTGCTGCAGGTACTTCGTGCGCTGTTCGGTGTCCGCCGGGCTCTCGAAGCGGTCCGCGCGCGGGGTGTCCCACTTGTGGTTCATCTCGGCCTGGTCGCCGTTCAGCCGGTTCATGATGTCGTTGAACTCGCGGCGCCCCTGCTCGTCGTGGTGACGCGTGACTGCGTCATCGACGTGGTCGGAGGCCGCGTTGTTGCCCGGGGTCATGTACGGGGCCCGCTCCTCGTGAGCCGCCGGGGCGGGCGCGGACGGCGCCGGGGTGTGCTGCGCCTCCTCGCCGCCGTGCCACCAGTCCTTCAGCCGCTGGTAGAACCCGGCCACAGTCGGGTCCAGTGAGGCAGCCGAACCGAGGCCCTCTTCCAGGCCGTCCAGGCGCTTGTTGACCTCGTCGAAGGTGCCGGAGCCGCCGTTGGCGCCCGGGTCGGCCGCCGGGCCGCTGGCACTCTCCGGAAGAGCCTTGGGCAGCTGGCCCGGGGTGAAGTTCTTGGCCCGGTTGGTGACCGGGCCGTCGTGCGTGCCGCCCCACGACTCGTACGCCAGCGGGTAGGCGTCGGCGTGCACCCGGACGGCCTCGGTGGCCAGCTTCAGGCACTCGACCATCGGCACGCCGGGGTTCTGCCGCGCCGCCACGGCGGCCAGGCGGGCCGCCACGGTGTCCATGGCCTGCTCCTGGGCGGCCGTCACCTGCCGCCGGGCGGCCGTCTTCTGAGCGGTCGCCGTACGCGTCTGGGACAGCAGCTGCCATCGCTCGGTCAGGTCGCCGGTCAGGTCCTGCAGCGGGTAACCGCGCAGGGACGCCACGGCCTGCAGCTGCGAGTCGGCCAGCGCGAACCGGTTGACCAGGTCGACGTCGTTGGCCGCCTGGTAGAGGAACTGGCCGACCATGCGCTCGGCGTCGTTCAGGGCGGCCGTACGGGCCAGCTCACGACGCTCGTGGTCGAGGTCGCGGCCGGTCTCGTCCCACATCAGGGATGCGATGTCCATGGGTCAGGCGCCCTTTCGCTCGGCGAGGAGGCCCGACTGCACGCGTCGGCGGAACGCAGCCGCCGTCGGGGACAGGCCGGAGCCGGAGTTGTACGCGGACGCCATGCCGCTGTCGGGTATGGTCACCGGCTGGCCCTGCGGCACGGCCGCCGAGGACGGCACGACCGGCTGGCCCATCGGCTCGGCCCCGTTGTAGGGGGCGGCACCGGCCGGGGCGGCTGCGTCCATCTGTCCCGCGAGCGGGCCGGGCTTGCCGGGGCCGTTGATCGGGGTGTCGCCGGACGGCGACGGCGAGGTGGACGGGTTGGTGGTGGCCAGGTCGATCCCGGTGGCGGCCTGGACCTGCAGGTAGGTGCCATCGGTGGGCAGCGCCTGCGCGGCGGCCACCTTGTGGGTCAGCTCCCGGTGCTGGGCGATCCGGCGGCCCAGGGCGGGCTCGACGGACGTCAAGGCCGCGTGCGCGGACAGCCACGCACCGCGCGAGTGCGGGTTGTCGGTGAACCCGGCGTAGATACCGGCCTCCAGCTCCGGCGAGCCGGGCCGGACCACCGGAGTGCCCTCCTTCCAGCGGGCCGCGTACTTGTAGCCCTTCTGGAAGTCCGGGTGCTGCATGTCCTGCCGGGACGCCACGCGACGCGAGGCGAACGCGGGGTGCTTCAGGGACTGCCCGTTGTCACCGCCCATGGAGTACGGCACGTCCTGCGCGGGCGCGGCCGGGGCAGTGCTGGTGTAGCCCTGGGTGTACTGGGGCGCGGCGTGTGCGTCACCGAACGAGGGCGCCGTGTCTGCCGCGCGGGCGTCCGCAGCGCCGTCACCGGCCTGCCCGACGTTCCTGGGCGGCGTGGAGCGCGGCGAGTTGGCGATGTTCGGCTCGATGATCTGGTTCGGCTGGGTCCACTGGTCGGCCCGCCGCTGCAGGGAGGCGTGCGGCTGGTGGCCGGAGGAGACCTGGCCGCCCTGGTCGTACTGGGCGTCGCCGGTCATGCCGTGGGCCTCGCCGCCCTCGTCCAGCGTCCACGGGAACGCCACGGTGGTCGGCAGCGGCGTCTTGTGGTCCTGGTCGTGGACGTCGACCGACTGCTGGACCTGCTCCAGGCCGGACGCGGCCGTCTTGGGCCGCTGGGAGACGTCACCGGCCTCCTGGGTCTGCTCGGTCTCCTCCTGCGCCGGTTCGGCCTGCGGAGTGGCGTTGGTCGGCCCGCCCTGCGCCGGGAGGTCCCCGGAGATGGAGTGGCCGCCCGCGCGCTCCGGCGAGGAGCTGCCGCCACCGCCGGACAGGGACGGCTCGGCGCCGGGGCCGGTCAGCTGGCCGCTGCTGTCGTGGCCGCCGGGCTGCTCGGGGCTGGAGTTCCCGCCCTGCTGGGACATCTGGATCGCCGGGGCCGCGCTGGAGGTCTCCGTGCCGGAGACGGCGGTGTTGATGTCGGCGACCGGCGGCGCGAAGTTGTCGAAGACGTCCGGGGGCAGCGGGGTCGGCTTATTGGTGACGCCGTCCGGCGCGGTGGTCTGCTGGATCTGGTCCACGCCCGAGGCGGCCTCGACGGTGACGGCCTGGGTGCGCAGGAACGTCGCGTAGCCGACGAAGATGTCCTCGGCCGTCTGGGACTGCGCGCCGAGGCTCGCGCTGACCTGGCGGGCCTTGCCGACGGCCTGCTCGGCGAACTCCTCCTGGTCGGCCTTGACGAAGTCCGGCACGCCGCCGAACCACAGCGCGGCCTGCGCGATCAGCTGGCCGTGGTCGAACGGGGTGTCGGCGACCTCGGTGTCCAGCCAGTCGGACGCGGACGTGCCGCGCGCGACGGAGGAGACAACCGGGGTGAACCTCTCCCGGATCGAGGTGTCGGCCAGGTCCGCCTCGTGGTCCAGCGCGGCGGTGCGCTGCGCGGCACGGTCGAACTCGTGAAGCTGGGCGACGAGCTTGAGCTGCTCGTCGAACGATGCGGCACGCTCGATCCGCTGCAGCAGCTCGGAGCGGTCAGGGCTGGGCATGCTGTTCTCCTCCTGCGCGCCCGCGCGGCGCATCCGGCGACGTACGGAACGGTCTTCGCGGGAGGGGTTGCGGCGTGGGCCGCGCGCAGCAGGACGCATCGGCTCGCGAGAGGACTCCTCGGCGGTCCAGGACTCGTCCGTCCACAGGTCGTCCGGTGCGTCGTGTCGAGCGTCGTACATGCAAATCACCCCTCCTTCCGCCCCTTGAGGGGGCCGAGAGAGGGGTGAGACAGGAAGAGGGGGTGGGTCAGTCGGAGACGGGCTCCTTGGCGGGCGTGTACTCCAGGATGTCGCCGACGCCGCAGTCCAGTACGCGGCAGATGGCGGAGAGGGTGGCGAAGCGGACGGCGGCGACCTTGGCGTTGCGCAGCTTGGAGATATTCGCCTCCGTGATGCCAGCCTGCCGGGCCAGCTCGGCCGGGCTCATGCCGCGCTCGCGGAGGATGGCGTCGAGGCGGATGGTGATCTCGTGCTCAAAGTCGGTGGGCGGCATGTCAGACCACGTTCTCCAGCTCGGCGTCGAGCTTCTTCGCCCGTTCGTGCTCTGCCACCCACTTGATGCGGTTGCCGACCGCTCCGACCAGCAGCAGGCCGAACGCTCCGCCGGACATCACCGAGCCCAGATCGAACTGGTTCGAGGGCACGTCGATGCCGAAGTAGAACTTGGTGATGACGCCGATGAAGCCGGGGGCGAGGATGATCAGGATGCTTGCGATGCCGACCGTGATCATCACTCGCCGCGCCCGCGTCTTGGCGTAGTGGTCGTAACGGCTCTCCCACATGAGGTAGCTGTACGCAAGGACTACCAAGGCGACCTGCAGGAGGCTCGGCAGGGCGGCGACGAGGCGGTCGGTGAAGCTCGGGTCCGCCAGCTCGACTGTGACGGCCTGGACGGCGCCGGGGAGGTCCTTCGGCGCGGGTGTGCCAGTCTCCTTCGCGCTGACCATGGGGTGCAGCAGCGTCTGGAAGGAGTTGTAGGCGGCGAAGACCATGAGGGCCACGGGGAGCGCCGTCCTGGTGGACCGCGTGAGCATCCAGTCGGCGACGGCTTCGGTGCGAGATGTCATGGCGAGGTGAGTCCTTATCGTGGACGATAACGATTAGCTCGATGATAGTTATCGTCCACGATAAGAGTCAAGCGGGTTAGCGGCCCTTCCAGTTCGGAAGGTGCGGGCCGATGTAGCCGACGTGGACCTTCTCGGTCGGTCCGCAGGTGTCGTCGTAGAAGTGCATCCGGGGCGCCAGGCCGCCGCTGCCCTGCCCGATACGGACGTGGAGCCCCATGAACACCTCGCCCAGGCCCGGCACTTCGAACAGCCGGGTCCGCTTCCAGTCGCTCCCGGTGCGCTCCAGGCTCACCTCGGAGGGCCGGAACCAGGTCCGGGGGATCAGGTCGGTGGCCTGCGGCCACTCCAGGTACGTGGCGAAGTGCGGCAGCACGTGCGTGCCGTGCTCCTTCTTGGCCGCGACGTAGGCGTTCAGCGCCTCCAGGGTGTCCCACGTCCGCCGCAGCCACGACGTCGAGGACGCGTGCCCGTACAGCTTCTGCAGCGGGGCGCGCACGCTGTCGAGGACCTGCACGTGCTCCAGCAGCTCGGGCGCCAGCTCCAGCAGCTCCTGCCAGCTCTCCGGCCCCTTGGACGGCTCCGGCACCGGTTCCCCGTACGCCCGGCCCGGTACCTGCGCCAGCTGACGGCGGAGCCATCCCACCTCGCCGGTGAGCCGCTCCACCTCGGCGTCGGACAGCTCGCTGAGCGCCCGCGCCTCCTGGGCCTGCCGCTCGGCCTCCTTCGCCTGCTGGGCCAGCGGCTGTGCGCGCAGCTCCTGCAGCCTGCTCTCGGCGTCGTCCCTGGACGCCCGCACCTGCTGAGCCATCTTCCGCTCGTCGTCCAGGACGCCCTGCAGGTCGGCCAGCTGCCGCTCCAGCTCACGGGTACGCTCGACGGCCTGGTCCTTCTCCAGCAGTATCCGCTTGGGCGCCACCGTGATCTCCGGCAACACCCACGTCTCGCGCAGGTCCTTCACGCACCAGCGGGCCGCGCTACCGTAGTGCGGCCGGAGCGCGGCGTACCGGGTGACGGCCTCGGCCGTCTCCTTCAGCAGCTGCTCCATGTTCCCGCCGGACGGCCGCCGCACACGGTAGTCGGCCCAGCCCCACTCCTCCTGGCGAGGACTCGTCGGTAGGATCAGCGCCCCGCCCCGAGACAGCTGCAGCCTGCTCTCCGGCAGCACGGTGGGGGTGTTGACGAGCCGGTCCTGATCCCCGAAGACGCGCACCTCCACCACCCGCCCTCGCAGGGAAGGGGGCAGGTAGGTGCCGAGCGTGGGTTCCGTCTCGTGCACCACAGCGCTGATCGGCCGCTTGTCGTGGGTGATGACGGTGATGTACCAGGAGGCCGCCGACATGGCGGAGAACATCTTGCTGTAGTCCGGGAGGTCCACTCCCTTGGTGAAGGTGTAGTCGACCAGCGGCATGCGCCCGGAGACCCAGTCATACGGGCGGACATCGCCGAACATGATCATCGGCGACTGCCAGTCCAGGTTCCAGGGGCTGTCGGCCTCGGCCGTCAGCCTCCAGCACATCTCGATGTTGACGTCGCTGGTGTCCAGCTTCTTCTTGGACAGCCTCAGGAGGGCGGCTGCAGTCAGGTCCGGCTGCAGCTCCAGCCGGGCCTTGATGCGGTCGCCGTCCCAGGTGCGCCAGGCGGCGTCGAACCCCCACCACCACTTCGGGTCGTCGGAGGGGGTGAACTCCCTCCAGTGCTGGAACGGCTCCTGCTGCAGGCGCTGGCGGATCGCCCGCAGAGAGCTGGAGTTCTTCACTCGACCGCTGGTGTGCCAGACCGTCTCCGGCCAAGGCTGAAGCGACTTCCGCTTCATGGTGTTCTCCTTACGCTGGCGGTGTTTGCATTGTGGTGGCGGCCACTGACAACCACAGCCAGACCAGAGAAAACCAGCGACGAAACGTAAAGATCAGCGCATTTCGTAACGAGATTCGGTGGGCCCGAACTGGTTCTGGTAGTGGTTGCCCGCGCTTCCGTACGGCCTCGTGGGGACGGCCTGCATGGGGATGAGGCACAGCTGGGCGATCGGCATCAGCCGCCGGAGCCGGATCGGCTTGCCGGACAGGTTGGCGATCTCCAGCGTGATCTGTCCGCTGAACCCCGGGTCGATGAAGCCCGCCGTCACGTGCACGGTCAGGCCCAACCGGCCCAGGGAACTCTTTCCTTCGACCCTCGCCGCCAGGTCGGGCGGCAGGGTCACACGCTCGACGGTGCAGCCGAGAAGGAAGGCTCCTGGCTCCAGCAGCCAGCCGTCCCCGTCGATCTCGTGGAGCGTGGTGTGCCCGGCTCGCACGTCCGCCACGTCGATCGCCGAACCCTCGGGGAACGGCCGATCCAACGTACGCACGTACTGGTCGAGCAGCATGTCCACGGAGGCGGGCTGTACCCGCTCCGGGTCGAACGGGGAGATGTCAAAATCTCCCGAGATGATGCGGTCTTTGATCTGCCAGTCGGCGAGCATGTGGTGGTCCCCTTTCTCCACCCCATGGGGGCGCCGACTGGCGGTGAGACAGCTACTACGCGGCCCTGGCGCTCACCAGCGCCGTGGCCAGCATGTCGGCCAGGCCGGGCCGTTCGCGGACGGCGGGCTCCGTGCAGGGCCACTTCGTCACGACGATCTGGAAGTGCACCAGGTCGCCGTCGGCCTCGGTCGCCAGGCTGAAATGGACGACGCCGCAGCGCGAGCACACCTTGTCGATGGCCTTAGTCACGGCGGCGCCCCGGAAGGTTGCCCCAGGCCCAGAACCATATGGTGATCGCCGTGAGCGCCCCGACGAAGACGCCCGCGCCGGAGTCCTTGGCGAGCCAGGCGGCGCCGCCGGTGGCGATACCGAAGGCGGCGCCGATGAGGGTGCGCATCAGTCGGTACCCCCGCTGAGCGCCCAGGCCAGGATGATGCAGCCCAGGTCCCACAGCGCGTCGGCCAGGCGGAACCACACCGCGATGATCAGGCCGATGCCGACCAGGCAGGCAATCTCCGTGCTCTGGCCCGCGTGGTGGGCGACCCCGGCGGCGATGGCGCCGAGGATCGCCCCGATCGCGAATCTCATCGCACCTGGTCCTTCGCCGTGACACGGTGCTGCGGGCAGCGCGGGTATCCGTCGTGGTCGGGCGTCCACCCCTCGGGCAAGAAGTCGGCGCGCACGAAGGTCGCCGAGCAGCAGCGGCAGGGGATGAGGGGCTCGGCGACCGGCTCCGGATACGGCTGCAGACGCAGCGCGCGGGCCTGCTCGTGCGTGCGGTGGATCTCGGAGTGGGCGGCGGTCAGCTCACTCATCAGGGTGGCCGTGGCGCCCCGCAGGTAGTCCGAGAGGAGGTCGAGGGTGACCTTGCGGGCACGCTTGGGCGCCCACCGGAACCAGCGGCCCATGCCCTCGGCCAGGGCCTCCGCCATCCGGTCGGCGTACCAGCTGACCTGCCTGTCGTGTGAGTCCCGCAGCTGCTTCAGGTCGGACTTGTGAAGCGGCGTCACGTCGACCCGGCGCCCCGCGAGGGCGGCGGTGACAGCGACGATGTCGTCCTCGGTCATCCCCTTGAAGAACTTCTTGATGACCCTGCTGCTGCCCGAAGGCGAGTAGACGAGAGTGACCGTCGTGCCGGTGCGCTCGGTGGTGGTGTCGTTCATGCTGCCTTGACCCCCATGGCGGTGGTGGTGGAGAGGTTGATGACGTCGTTGCGGGCGGTCTGCTGGCGCTGGACCGTGTCGACGACCGTCTGCCAGGCCATGCCGCAGAACCGGCCCAGCATCCGCTCGATGTTCAGGACGGCCTCGGGATCGACTCGGACCTTGCGCGCGGTGGCCTCCATCAGCATCTTGGCCATCTGTTCCGTACGTTCTCCGCTGGTACCCAGATTCAGGATGTCCAGCGGGTGGTCGTCCTCCCCGTACAGGAACGTCTGGGCGCAGGTGGACCGGTAGGGGCGTATCCCCTTCTCGGTGCCGATCTTGCGCAGGTTCCGCCGGTAGTCGAGGTAGTTGCCGACCAGGGACACGAACGGCTGGGGAACGCCCAGCAGTTGAGCGATGTCCGTGTGCGTCCAGCGGAAGCTGGGCCGGGCCCGGTTGGAGAGGTCGTCGATGGCGGCCATGGCCACCAGGCGGTGGGCTTCCTTGTCACGCAGGTCGAGGTTGTCGCGGACGGCAAACAGGTGCGGATGTGCTGCGGGCATGGCGGGTTGCCCTTCCTGAAGGTTCAGAGTGTGATGGCTGCCAGCAGGTTGCGGCGGTAGTCGAACACGGAGCGCATGGTGAAGCTCCCCTGTCCACCGTTGACCAGCTCCAGGGGGCCGACGAGTCCGCGAGTGCGGTTCAGCCGAGACCTCCGTACCAGGTCGTCCATCTCATCCTGAGTCAGCCCCAGCCACTCACGGGCGAGATCCGGAGTGAAGGTGTAGTCGTCGATCTCTTCCTTGGGAAGCTCGACGGGTACACGTGGCTTCGAGGGCATGGAGCACTCAGATGAAGGCATGGATGATCTCCTGGCGGGTGGAGATTGAAGAAAGTTGATCTTGCGGACTGGCGGGTCCGCGTGGCCTTCACTCTACACGCACATACCACCGTGCCCAGGCATATGCAGAAAACTGACGCTCAGTTACTTTTGCAGGCCAGAGCCGGACATGACGGAGCCCCACCCCCTGGATAGAAGGGGTGGGGCTCCATGGCCAGTCTACGCCCGCGCGTGCGCCAGCAGCTGCGTCACCACCCTGTCGAGCCGGGCTGTGCTGGCCGTCAGGTCGGCGTCGGCGAGCAGGTCCCTCACCGTCATGGACGCGTACCGGCCATCCGTCAGGCTCAGGTCCCGGCGCCACACGGTCAGGTCGATGAGCACCGTCACCATGACCGTCCACCCCCTGAACCCAGACCCCTCGGGCGGGGCCGCGTTGATCACCTTCTGTACCACCGCGCACCCGGCCTGACCGGGGCACGACTCCTCGACGGCCTTCCGCAGCGGCGCCTTCAGCCCCTTCGCCGCCTCCGGGACCTGCTCCTCTTCCTCGACGGACACGTACACCAGGTACGTCGCCGTCAGCTTCCCTGTCGTCTCCGCCTCGGGAGACACGTCCTTCGCCATGCCGGTCATCCTCTCAGGCGGCCGTGGCCATGTCGGCGGCCGTCAGCGGCCTGAACTGGTTGACGATCCGGCCCCGCTGCAGGTGCACGATCTCGCCGAGCCGGGTCAGGTAGAAGTGGCCCGGCGCGCGCCGGACGAGCGTCTGCAGGCCCTTGCCGCTCATGGGCTGCGTCTGCGGGATCGGCTTGCCGCCCGTGGGCGCGGCCCAGTGCTGGTACTCCCCGTCGAGCTTGCGCATGTCCTGGCTGTAGTGGAGCGGGACGTACTGAATGACGGTCCAGTCGTCGGCGGTGACGACGAACCCCCCACCCTTCTGCGGCTTGACGTCGCGGTCCGAGTGGACCTGGGTGAGGACGTAGTCGACCTGGGAGCCGTGGACGATCTCGGCGTGCCGGGTGCGGTGGTTCAGGCGCAGGTAGGCGTCGGCGCCCGCGATGGTGCGCCGGTTCATGATGGCGGTCATGGTGTTCCTTCGTGGCGGTCGAGGAACTGCTGATGGAGTTGTAAAGAAGTGACGGGGCCGGGCAGTTGGCGGGCTGCCCGGCTGGTCAGGCTTGGTCGTCGTTGAGCTGGTCGAGGAGTGCCGCTTCGGCGGGGTGGCACTGCCTGCACATCTTGTGCGGGGTGTCCTCGTGGAGGCCCTGCTTGTGCTCCGAGGCCAACATCAGGGTGTACGCGGTCGGGTCCGGCATGGTCAGGCCCTCTGCAGCCGCGTGCCGTTCTTCCAGGCTTCGAGGTCGTCGCCCTTGGCCTGCTGTAGCGCCTGGTCCGCGCCGCACTGCACGCACAGGGTGTAGACCGTCGTGAGGTTGGTGCCCGGCTCCGGCCCGTCCGCGTAGAAGCCCGCGATGACGACGTTCCACAGCTCGCCCAGGGTGCGCTCCCTGGTCGTCCCGGCCTTCACTGCCTTCGCCAGCGCGGCGCAGGGCGCCTTGTGGACCGTCGCTCGCCGCAGCGGCGACTGGGTCCGGTGGGAGAGCTGGACGATGCCCCACTCCTTCGGCTCGGCGTCCTCGGCCGGTTTGGGGGTTTCCTCGGCGCCCAAGCCGTTCTCATCGGCGATCTTCATGGCGATCTGCTCGGCCTGGGCGTGGTCGTCGACACCCCCGCGCGCTTCGATACGGCGCTGCAGTTCCTCTCGGTCCTTGGCGGTCGGCGTGTAGGGCTCGTCCCACTCGGCGGCGTCGCGGAATCCGTCCCACATCGGCTCGGGGTAGACCCAGTCGCGCGCCAGAGCGATGCCCGCGAGCATGGCCGAGCCGGAGCCCTTGAGCCGGGCGTTGGCGTAGAACTCCTTGCCCTGCTTGTCGAGCTGGTGAAAGAGGATCTCGCGCACGCGGGTGCCGACGTCGCTCTTCAGTAGCTCCTCATCGGTCATGGCGCCGTAGTCGCTGGCGAGCGCGACGTCGGCCTCGGCGTCGAGGAACAGGTCGACCAGCTCGCGGATGCGGGCGCGGCGTTCTTCGGGCGTGGGCGTGGTGGTCAAGGCGTTCTCCTTTGTCCCCTTGGCGAGATCCCCACTCTAACGCATCACGTGTTGCGTGTCTACGGGATGAGGCTGGCCTCGCGCGCCTTGGCGGACATGTGCGTGAGGCTGGCCGCGCATCGCTCGCCCTGGTCGTTCTCGTGGGGGCGTACCCGGTCGGCAGCGTCGAGACTGAC